TTATAAAAGGTCTAATTTTTCAACCATTTCACGTTTCATATTTTTTGTGACGTGTAGGTAAATTCGTTCAGTGATATCTGATGATTCATGACCTACGCGGTCTTTTATTACATTTAAAGGCACTCCTAATTCCGCCAATTTTGAAACGTGTGTGTGGCGGAAAATATGAGTAGTTAAATGTTTGTTTAATTTTATTCTTTCTTCCCTGATAGTTAATGCTTTACCTAAATTGCTCATTTTGTGCGTTTTTTGGTTTTTGTTAACAAATAAAAAGTTTACATCGGATAATTCACACGCTTGATGATATATTTCTACAGCTTTAGGCGGTAAATCGACTTCGCGTTTACCGGCTTTCGTTTTTGTGCGTTCTTTTCGTTTATTATTAAGGTGACTGTATGTTCCAGTTACTGATACATACGCACGATTTGGTGTAATGTGGACATCTGATTTTCGCAAAGCTAACACTTCGCCGATTCGCATTCCAGTGTAATACTGCCACTGGAATAGTGATTTGTATCGTTTATTATCATTAAATGCAGCAATGACTTTTTCGTATTCATCATCTTCTAAAAATTTTTCTTCTATATTGTCGTCATCTTCTTTCTTACGTTGGAAAGCAATCTTAGATGTGTTTATTTCGTCCATATAGCCTTTTTGAATACAATATGCTAAAAAGACGCTTGTTTTGCGTTTATAAGTATCGACAGTACCGTTAGCTAAATTTTTGACATATGCTAAATCGTGCAAAAAATTATTCCAATCAGTAATAGATATACGAGTGACTAATGCGTCAGATGGAAAGTAATTATTTACTTTTACTTTAAATTGTTTAGCTATGCTATACGTCGTATCTTCCACTTGTTTTTCATATACTTCTAGCCATTCATCCAACGCGTCAAATAAATTCATATCCACGATGGATAATTTCTGTTCATTCAACTTCTTGGCAATCTTTTCTTCGAGCAATAATTTTGCTTTTTTCTGTGTTTCCCTGGTCTTATTATCAAATGTTACCGACACACGTTTTAATTTTCCGCTACGATAATCTTCGTATCGTTCAACGTATTTGTATTTACCGTTTGATGTTGGTTCTATCCACATATTTATCTACGCTCCTTTAGATATGGTATAATGGTCATGAGAGGTGATTATCATGATTTCGATTTTAACAATATTAACTCAGTCGTTAGCGACCGGATATTTTACTTATTTTCTATTAAACAAGATGGATTTGTTGGTTCTTTCAATTAAAAAGAAAGATGAAAAAATAGCAGTGGTATCTTCTTATCAGCGTTCAATTTGTGGGTATTTTCAGGCGTTGACCAATTTATTCACAATGTATGGTTGTCTGTTTTAGTTACTTCTGTAATAGCTTTCTTTTCAGGGTTATTTGTATTTCCGCTATTGTTAAAAATAGTTAATAATACTATTAATAAAATTCGTAGCAATAAAAATAAACTAGAATTTTTAAATAGATCTATACGCGATGCAGCGTTGGATACAGATAAAGTTAAGTATATCTATCTGTTTGACTTTGACGGTAAATACATCGCTTCTGGCTATTTAGGAGCGTATCAATACGACACGGACGAGTACGACGAATTGCTATTGGACGCACCGAATGAAAAAGAAATAGCCAAGTCTGTAGACGATGTGGAAAAGCTATATGAAAATTACGATGTAAATATATTAATCGACTATCAAAAGCGCACGAAAATGTATATTATTCCTATGGACGAGGTACTGGTCGATTAGTTGTTGGTTTGCCTTTCTTACCATCGCCACGATAATCTGACGGTTTATTTTTATTATTCAATATTAATTCCTCAAATCTTGTGATATAATAAGGTAAATAAAAATAAACATGGCAAATAAAGCTAACATTCCGAACGTTTATTTTTATGTCTAATTGGTATGACCACGCATTCTGTAGGAGGGGTGCGTGGTTTTTTTGGTTTATTAATCTTCGTGTCCGTCAATATTAAACATATAAATTACCATTGACGGAATGGTAATATTTCCACCTAAAGTAGATTCGTAAGTAATTTTTCCGGTCGAAACTCCGTAAACAGTAACTAAATCATCTTCTAGGATTCGTTGTGGTAAGTCATCGTTCGAAATCGACATATATACAACATTATCATAATCATTATTGACTGCTAAACGATATTCCGTGCTACTACTACCTTCAATTACTTGTAAGATTTTACCGCTAAATTTTAACTTCTTACCTATATAATTTTCTGGATTTCTAGCTAAAGTAATGTAATCAACATTTTCATATGAGTTAGGATCTTTACGTTCAGCTTCAGCTTTTTCTTCGCGTTCTTTCGATTGTCTAGCACGTTCTTCAGCTTCTTTAGCTTCCTTTTCTGCTTCGGCTTTCTCTTTTGATTCTTGCGCTAATTCTTTAGATAATTTCTTTAAATCAACCGTATCTTCGGTGGATTCTTCAGTAGATGTATCCTCGTATCCAGGATTATTACTGCACGCAGCTATCGATAATGCAGTTACGCATAACAACCCCAATGTTATAATTTTCTTCTTCATAAAACTCACTCCTTGTGGTATAATAATCTGACATATGAATATATCGGCTAGGGAGTGGACGGAAACATTCCCTAGCCATTTTTTATAGGACTACTACACCGACGACTGAAAAATCATCGTATTCATTGATTTGGATGTCGTCGTATTTTTTATTTAGCGACACTAAACGATTACCCATTATTTTTTTTACATAGGTTTCATTATTCAGCATACAGACGATTATTTGTCCGTCACGTACTTCGTGGGTTTTTCTGATAAATAATATTTGATTATCTTCAAACAATGGTTGCATCGAATCTCCATTAACTCTTACCACATAATCATGGCTAGGAATCTGACCGTCGTATTCAATTTCTTCTTTAAAATTATCATCTTGCCATTCGCCAGTACCAGCAGCAACGACTGCATCAAGATTAAGTGTGGTTGGAAACGGAACGACATTATCGGAAATAGTGTTTTGTTCGTCAAGTTTAGATTTGGCGAAATCGTAGACAATGGATTGGTTATCTTTATTTAAACGAAGATAAATATCTTTAATATCTTCTTTTCCATCATCTGTATTCATTTCTAAAATATCGAGTGGGGAAATATTCAACGCACGCGAAAGTAAGATTATTTTGTCGCGCCCCATATTTTCGATCATACCGTTTTCCCATTTTCTGACGGTCGATTTTCCGACTCCTATTAAGTTACCGACTTGTTCAAGCGTCATATTCTTTTCAAGTCTTTTTTCCTTTAAAATGTTCATTTTTAACACCTCCTCCTTATGTTTATATTATAATACAAAAGTGTCCTAAAAGCTACTATTATATTGATTTTACGACTAAAATATTTTGTATTAAAAAAAAGTGTCCGAAAATACACTTTTTGTGTTGACATATGATTTTGACGGTGGTATATTAAAAGTGTCCTAAATGACACGAAGGAGTTGAGAAATCATGAAAAGCAATGTTTTGATGGCAAAATTAAAGTTACTAAACAAGAATATCGATTGGCTAGTAACTGAAATGGCTAAAGTCGGCGAAACGACCACACGTTCAACAGTTTACAAAAAGTTACGTGGTAAATCAGAATTTACAGCCGGTGAAATTAAAGCCATAAGTCAGGTGATGGAATTATCGCCAGATGAAACAATGGATATTTTTTTTGCTGAGTTAGTGTCTTAAAAGACACAAAACCACAAGGAGGAAATCATGAACGAACTTTCGACTGACCTAAATGTAATTACCGCTGAAATAAATTCGTTTAAGCAGATTGCCGGTCAATCAATTTGGGAAATTGGTAGACGGCTGAATTATGTTAAAGAGCACGATTTAGCGCATGGTCAATTCATTGAATGGATAAATTCAATAGGATTTGACAGAACAGAAGCATACAGATTTATGAAAGTTGCTAACGAATTACCAAATGTTGAAACGTTGCAACATTTAGGAACAACTGCACTATATCTAATTACGCAAATACCAGAAGAAGAACGTGAGAAAGAGCACACGACTTCCAAAGGAGAAACAAAAAAAGTAGATGAAATGACTGTTCGTGAGTTGCAAGAACTCAAAAAACAACTCAAAGAAAAAGAAAAGCAAATTCAAAATCTATCTGATGTAGCAAGTGATTTAGATGAAAAATTATCGCAAGAGCGACTTAACAAGAAAGAAAAGATTGTAGAAAAAATCATTGAAAAAATTCCAGATGATTACGAACAACTGAAATCATCCGACAATGACAAGACAATCAAAATCAATGATTTAACTCGCGAAAACGACTTGCTTAAACAGAAAATCAAACGGCGGAATGATATTGAATTAGCAGAAGAGAAGCAAGCATTGCTACAAGAAAAACAGTTAGAGCGTATTCAACGTGAAGCTGATATCGATGTCTATAAATTGATATTGAATATAAACAAATTTGTAGAATCGCAAGCGAATTACCAAAACGATAATCAAATCATTTCAACCGCTACAAAGGACGCAAAAGATAAGCTACTACAAGCAATTGAACGTACAGAAAAAATGTTTAATCAAATGAAAAAAGAAATAGGAGGAGAAGTAACATGGGTAATCAATTAGCAGAAAAGGAACGTACAACAGGAATCGCGTTGATTCATACGTTGCAAACACAGCAAAACCAAGGTCAAGCTTTAATTCAAGCGCTGGAAAAAGTCTACGAAATCGAAGATAAAATGACTGATTTTGAAAGCAAACTAGATGAGGCTAGAGCGTTAGTAAACGACGCAACCAAGCAAATCACAATCAATTATGAAGAACAAAAAGAAGTGCAATCAATTGTCGCTAAAATCGCACAAGACGCAGCGAAAGAGCATGAGAAGAAACTGGATACTAAATTCAGTGATAACTTATTCAAAGCGTGGAAAGGGCGATTCATCAATCTTGTATATAAATATATCAAACGACGCATGAATGTAGTCAGATATACAGCGGTAAAGCGTATCGATTACCACGAATTAAAAATGTACCTAGACACGTTGAGTTACTACGTATTTACGGAAAGTGAATTAAAACCAACACCTGGTATTTTGAATGTGATGAAATTGGAAAAAGGAGACGAATAATAATGAACAAAAAAGATGAAGCAATCAAAAACATCAGAGAATTACTTGAGGCATATGAAAATGAATCAGCAATATTCGAAGTGGTAACTGATAAATATGTTAGCTTATACGAATTTATCGGAGATTCAACGCTGATAGCTACAGGCGAAGGTTATCCATTCTATTTTGATGGAAAACATATTATTCAATTCTTTACAGATAACAAAGTAATTCAAACAGAATTTGAAGATGGAAAAATCGGTGAATATGACTTAATGATTGAAAAACGAAAAAGTGAATTATCAGAAATCATCGATTGGTTAGAAGTGTTGGTAAATTTAGAAAATGGTGATACCGATGTTACTCAAAAAATCTGAATTCCTACGTCGTTACGGCCCGCGCGATACGCCAATGAGTCCGATGACATATCATCGCAGAATGAAAGAATTAAAAAGCACACCATTTTTCAATGAAGCGTACCAGGAAGTGACCACGAATGAAGTCTACATCGATACCGATATGTACGACGAATATATTCGTTGGCGGTCACATAATCGTAGAAAAGGGACGAAATACATCGAGCCATTAGATTGGCTGAAAGGGGTTAGACAATGAAGAAAAATATTTATATGTTCCGAATAATTTTATTCGGTTGGATGATGTTCGGTCTGGGGCTACTCAGTAGCGGTAACTTTAGTGGAAAGCTAGCCATTATATTTTCGATTGCATCTGTAGTAATTTTGTTAGCTTATGATGCAGCGTTTGATAAATATCTGAAAGGTGGTAGGTAACAATGACAGTAAAAGTGTGGAAACAGGCAAAAGTAACTCATTTTAAGTCAGGGAATTATCGGCTAAGTACGTGTGGACAATCGGCAATGATGTCTACGTATGACGATAATAATGAAATCACGGAATTTATGCGTGTACCAAAGGAAATTTTGGACGCATACGCAGAGAATTATTTAGCGGAAAACTTTGAACTCACGGAAAATGATGGGTGGGTAAGAATACTGAAAGGAGATGATAAACGTGACTAGAACAGAATTATTTAAAGCCTTAGAAATCTTAAAAACTGAATGTCAGAAATACGACTACACATTGCTGATTGATCTAAGCAGCGATAAAGAAGATTTTGAGTATACCACACACGTTGGCGATGATATAGAGTTAGCTGCATCACTATCTTGGATAATGGGAACACTACCAAAAGATGTGGTTGAATTCGCTATATATGTGTGGCGGAAAACACAAGACATCCTTAACCAAAGCAATGATTAAAGATGCCCGCACAAAAATATATCTAAGGAGATTATAACATGAGTATTAAAATTAGCAAACTAGAAATTGAAAACGTCAAGCGCGTCAAAGCCGTAGCAATCGAGCCAACTCAAAACGGATTGACGATTATCGGCGGAAACAATAATCAAGGCAAAACGAGCGTGTTAGACGCAATTACGTGGGCACTTGGTGGCAATAAGTACAAGCCTAGTAAAGCGGAACGTGAAGGAAGTTATGCGAGTCCAGAAATTCGTATCGAACTTTCTAACGGATTGATTGTTGAACGTAAGGGTAAAAATTCTAATTTAAAAGTTACTGATCCGAGCGGAAATAAAGCTGGTCAACAACTTCTCGATGAATTCGTCGAAGAATTAGCCATCAACTTGCCTAAGTTTATGGAAGCGACGAACAAGCAGAAAGCAGAAACACTCTTACAAATTATCGGTGTTGGCGAGCAATTAGCCAAGTTAGAAATGGACCTAACTAAAGCGTATAACGCACGTTTAGAAATTGGCCGTATTGCTGAACAGAAAAAGAAATATGCCGATGAATTACCTTACTTCGAGGACGCACCTAAAGAATTGGTTAGTATTTCGGATTTGATTAAACAGCAACAAGAAATCTTAGCTATCAATGGAGAAAATCAGCGTAAACGTCAGCAAGTCGAACAGCTAAATTACCAATCAGATAACTTGGCTAAGCAGATTCAACAGCTACAAGCGCAATTAGAAAACTTGCAAACACAACATATAAAAATATTGGATGATTTAGCTATTGCTAGGTCTGATGCGCAAGATTTAACTGACCAATCGACAGCGGAAATTGAACAATCAATTGCCAATATCGAACAAATCAATAATAAGGTACGCACCAACTTAGATAAGGAACGCGCCGAGTCAGAAGTGGAACAATACAAAGCGCAATACAATCAATTGGATGCCGAAGTTGAAAGTATTCGTCAACAGAAGATGGACCTATTAAAAGGTGCGAACTTACCGCTTGAAGGCTTATCAGTGGAAGATGGCGAGTTAACTTACCAAGGTCAGAAATGGGACAATATGTCAGGTTCTCAACAATTAAAAGTGGCTACTGCCATCGTCCGAAAATTAAAACCAGATTGTGGCTTTGTGTTAATCGACAAATTAGAGCAGATGGACCTAGATACACTCAATGCCTTTGGAGAGTGGCTAACACAAGAAGGATTGCAAGCAATTGCTACGCGTGTGTCCAAAGGCGGAGAATGCAGCATTATTATCGAGGATGGAACCGTATTGAACGAAGAAGCTGCACAGCCACAATTTAAACAATGGAAGAAAGGGGAATTTTAATCATGATTCAAATTTCAAGTGGCGTCATTGCAAAGGCGCAAAAAGTAGTCATTTATGGTCCGGAGGGTGTCGGAAAGTCGACATTCGCTAGCCAATTTCCGGACCCAATTTTTACCGATACGGAAGGCTCGACCAATAATATGAACGTTAAGCGATTAGATAAACCGACTAGCTGGGCGATGCTCAAACAAGAAGCTGAATTTATCAAAATCAATCGACCATGCAAGACATGGATTATCGACACAATCGACTGGGCGGAACGATTAGCTATTGAACATTTATGTAGCTCTCACAATAAAAAAGGCATTGAAGATTTTGGTTATGGAAATGGCTATGTGTATTTAGCCGAAGAACTCGGAAAATTTTTGAACGTACTACAAGAAATTGTAGATGCAGGAATCAATGTCGTATTAACCGCGCATAGCCAAATTAAAAAATTTGAAATGCCTGATGAACTTGGTAGCTACGACCGGTATGAATTGAAACTTGGGAACAAAAAGACAAATGCGATGACATCGTCATTGGTCAAAGAGTGGGCGGACATGATTTTATTTATCAATTATAAGACTTTACTTGTAGCTGATGCCAATGGGAAGAAACGTGGCCAAGGGGCAGAGCGCAAGATGTACGCTACCCACCAAGCGGCGTGGGATGCCAAAAATCGATTTGGACTGCCAGATGAAATGAATTTGGACTACAACTTAATCAAGCATATTTTCGATGTTCAAGGCAGCCAACCAGTTGCTCAACAGCCAGTCCAACAGCCAGTCCAAACACAAGCCCAAGTAACTAGTCAGCCGGTTAATCAGCAACAGCCAGTTAATCAATCAGTAGCACAGCCGACAGAAGAAGTTAAAGCAGATGATGTACCTATTAATTTTGATAGGGAAGACCCTAATCCAAATGAATTTGACGGTATTCCACAAGCGTTAGTCGATTTAATGAACGCTAGCGGTATTACGGTTGGCGAAGTGGAAGAAGTCGTCGTTGAAAAGGGATACTTTCCACAAGGGATGCCTTTGAAGAATTATGATCCAGGATTTATCGACGGTGTATTAATCGCTGGATGGGAACAAGTTAAAAAAGCAATTGTTGAAAAACGTGCTTTTTAAATAAATAAAAATAAAATCATATAAATCGGAGGAATTTTAAATGAACAACAACAATTATCAACAACCAGATTTTGAATTAGGATGGGATGACGAATTAACTGTCGACCAAGAAGAGTTAGTCACATTACGACCAGGTGAATACATTTTCACAATTATCGGATTCGAACGCAAACGCTACGAACCAAAACCAGGTAGCACAGGAAAATTACCATCATGTAACATGGCGGAAATTACGATTGAAATTAATGACCCACAACAAGGTCGTGGCATTGCACGAAATAACCTTTACTTGCATAGCAGCACGCAAGGATTACTATCAGCTTTCTTCGCATCTATCGGTATGAAGAAGAAAGGCGAACCAGCAAAAATGAACTGGGCGCAAGTATTAGGTAAACAAGGCGTGGTTAAAATCAAAAATCGTGAATATAACGGTAATAAATACAATGATGTGGACCGTTTCTTGCCGCTTGATGCAAGCTACTATCAAGGGAAAGAACTACCGCCTTTAGTGGCTCAATTGCAACAACCGATGACTTATGGCCAACAACCGCAACAACCAAATCATACATGGCAAGCCGGTCAATTTTAAAAGTAAGGGTGGTAGCGATGAAACTAAGGGATTATCAGGAGGAAGCACGCGAAGCGGTCCAAGCGGAATGGGAAAAAGGCAACAAGCGTACCTTGCTTGTCTTGCCAACAGGATGCCATGCAATTGGCGAAAAACTTCTGCTTGCTGACGGAAAAATTAAAGCAGTAGAAGATATTACCGAAAATGATAAATTAATCGGATCTGATGGATTAGCCAGGAGTATTCTTCATATCCAAACTGGGGAAAAAACATTATATAAAATCACTCCTAGAAAAGGAGAAAGTTTTATCGTGACTTCGGACCATAAATTAACGTTGGTCCGAACGAATGAAAAATCGAGAAATATCTATCCTAGCGATAAATTGGGCGGACAAGTTATTGATGTAACTGTAGCGGAGTGGCTAAGTTGGTCAAAAAATAAAAAGCATATATACAAATTGCTACGAAGTGGTGCTATTGAACAATTTGAAAATTCTGATGAAGGAAAGGTAACTATAGATCCATATTTCTTAGGTGTATTGTTGGGAGATGGAGAAATTAAAAATTCAATCTCAATTACCACGATGGATGAGGAAATCGTTGAAGAAATTAAACAGCAATGCAAAAAATACGAAATGACTTATAGAACTGAATCATCTGGGAAAGCGACTACTTATATTTTTCAAAGTGGCCAATTAGGTCGAAACGGTGGAAAGCTACACCAAGAGTTAGTGGAATTAGGTCTGCGCAGAAAAAATGCTTATGAAAAACACGTTCCTTTTGAGTACAAAACAAATACGAAAAAGATTAGGTTAGCAGTTATTGCTGGATTACTTGATACAGACGGAAGTTGTACTGGTGGAGGATATGATTTTATATCCGCTTCAAAAGAATTAGCTGAAGATTTAACGTTTATGTGTCGTTCGGTTGGATTGGCTGCCTATATGAATAAATGTACGAAAAAAGCGCAAAATAATTTCAAAGGCGAATACTATCGTGTGTCTATCAGTGGAGATTGTACAATCATCCCTTGTCGTGTTAAACATAAAATTGCTCGCGAGAGACACCAAGTCAAAAATGTTTTGAGAACAGGTTTTGATGTTGAATTAGTAGGTAATGGAAAATATATCGGATTTACAGTAGATAAAGATAATCGCTATTTAATGCATGATTTTACCGTCACACATAATTGCGGAAAGACAATCGTCTTCTCATCAATCGTAGAGGACCGTGTGCGTCAAGGAGAACGCGTCTTAATTTTAGCGCATCGTGGCGAACTGCTAGAACAAGCAAGCGATAAATTAAAGAAAGTGACTGGATTGAATACAGCAGTTGAAAAAGCAGAACAGACTAGCTTAGATAGCTTTTTCCGCGTGGTCGTTGGTAGCGTCCAAACATTGCAAGGCGAAAAACGATTGAAGAAGTTTGAACCAGATCACTTTGATACGATTATCGTAGACGAAGCACATCATTGTATTAGTGATGGTTATCAACGAGTTTTGCAATATTTTGAAAATGCCAATGTGTTGGGAGTAACTGCTACTCCCGACCGTGGCGATATGCGAAATTTAGGAACATATTTTGATAGCTTAGCTTACGAGTACACTTTACCAAAGGCGATTAAAGCCGGTTACCTAAGTCCGATTAAAGCCTTAACGATACCTTTGAAGTTAGATTTATCATCAGTTAGTCAGCAAGCAGGCGACTTTAAAACAAAAGATTTAGGGACTGCATTAGATCCTTACTTGGACCAAATAGCCGACGAAATGACTAAATATTGTAAAGACCGTAAAACAGTTGTATTTTTGCCATTAGTCAAAACGAGTCAAAAATTTTGCCATATTTTAAAACAAAAAGGATTTAAAGCGGCAGAAGTGAACGGCTCAAGTGTAAATCGTTCAGAAATTTTAGAAGATTTTGAAAACAACAAATACAATGTCTTGTGCAATTCAATGCTACTGACAGAAGGTTGGGACTGTCCGGATGTTGATTGTGTGGTCGTTTTAAGACCGACAAAAGTTAGAGCCTTATATAGTCAAATGGTTGGCCGTGGCACACGTTTAGCACCAGGCAAAGAAGAATTGCTATTGCTTGATTTTCTATGGCATTCCGAACGACACGAATTATGTCGACCGGCACATTTGATTTCAAAGGATAACGAAGTAGCCAAGAAGATGACGGATAACTTTGAAGAAGCAAGCGAAAATGGCGCAGTTATGCCAATTGATTTAGAAGAAGCCGAACAGCAAGCGAAAAGTGATGTAGTGGCCGAACGTGAAGAAGCACTAGCTAAACAGTTGGCTGAAATGCGTAAACGCAAGAAACGTTTAGTGGATCCATTGCAATTTGAAATGTCCATCAATGCCGAAGATTTAACGAATTATGTACCGGCATTTGGTTGGGAAATGGCACCACCTAGCGATAGCCAGTTAGCTGCTTTGGAGAAATACGGTATCTTACCGGACATCATTGAAAATGCTGGAAAAGCTAGTCTATTGCTAGATAGGTTAAATAAACGCAAAGTCGAGGGATTTTCCACGCCCAAGCAAATACGCTTACTTGAAAGATATAACTTTAAATCTGTCGGCACATGGACAGCAGAACAAGCCAACAAAATGATTAGTCGTATATCCGCTAACGGATGGCGAGTGCCAAATGGAATCATTCCTTCAACTTATGTACCGGAGGATTGATATGAGAAAATTTGAAACCAAGTGGAATGAATTATACGAAAGTCAACGAAATATGCAATTAAAAAGGAGCATTGAAAAATGGGAAAAACAAAATCGAAAGTCAAAAAGAAGAAACGAAAATTACAAGCGCTTGCCGAACTTAACGGAACGGCAAACAAGCGAAAGAAAGGATAACCGATGGAAGATAAGTTAAATCTTATTGAACTGTTAGAATACATCGACCCAGTTATGCTGACCTATCAAGAATGGATCAACGTCGGTATGGCTCTCAAACACGAGGGCTATACCGCATCCGATTGGGATAATTGGTCCAGGCGAGATGGCGAACGTTACCACAGCGGCGAATGCTTCAAAAAGTGGTCGACTTTTGATGAATCTTCCAGTGACCTAGTAACTGGGGCTACGATTACCAAGTTAGCTAAAGATGGCGGATGGCGTTCATCTTATAAATTCGATGGCGAAGGCTACGAGTTAGGTTGGGACGATACGATTATCGATGATTTAGTCATTGTCGACTCAGCGTGGGTTGAAGGGATTGAAATCAACGAACCTAAGAATTTTAATCCAGTAAACGAAATTACCACCTATCTAAGATTGCTTTTTAATCCAGACGAACACGTTGGCTATAATGTCGAAGCGTGGCAAGGCGATGATGGTAAGTGGAAACCAAGCAATCAAGGTAGTTACAGTCGAACTGCTGGAGAATTAATCCGACAATTAAATGCTTGTAATGGTGATATTGGTGCCGTGTTGGGAGATTACAATGAAGAAGCCGGTGCTTGGATTCGTTTCAATCCGCTAGATGGCCAAGGTGTTAAAAATCAAAACGTATCCGAATATCGATACGCATTGGTTGAGTCGGATAATACATCTATCGAAAAGCAAAATGCGATTATTCGTGAGTTGGAATTACCAGTAGTGGTAATGGTCCATTCAGGCGGAAAATCCTTACACGCAATTGTTAAAATCGATGCGAAAAATTATGACGAATATCGTACGCGCGTCGATTACCTTTATCAAGTATGTGATAAAAACGGACTAAAAATTGACAAACAAAATCGCAATCCAAGTAGATTGTCAAGATTGCCTGGCGTTTTAAGAAATGGCAAAAAGCAATTTATTGTCGACCAAAACATCGGTAAAGAAAACTGGGAAGAATGGAAAGAGTGGATTGAAGGCGTCAATGATGATTTACCAGATCCTGAAAGTTTAGCCGATTACTTCGACAATCCGCCGAAATTAGCACCAGAATTAATCAAAGGTGTACTTCGCCAAGGACACAAGATGTTGATTGCTGGTCCGTCAAAAGCCGGTAAATCATTCGCGCTGATTGAAATGACCATAGCAATTGCAGAAGGCAAAGAATGGCTAGGTTGGGAATGTACGCAAGGGAAAGTGTTATATGTCAACCTTGAATTAGATAAGCCAAGTGCTTACCGAAGATTTATTGATGTTTACAAAACATTAGGAATTCCGTCGCAAAATGTTGGCAATATCGATATTTGGAATTTGCGCGGGAAATCAGTACCGATGGATAAGCTAGCGCCTAAATTAATTCGTCGAGCAAGTAAAAAGAATTACATTGCGATTATCATTGACCCAATCTACAAGGTGTTGACTGGAGATGAGAACAGCGCCGAGCAGATGGGGAAATTTACCAATCAATTTGACAAAGTAGCCAGTGAATTAGGATGCGCGGTCATCTACTGTCATCATCATTCGAAAGGCAGCCAAGGTGGCAAGAAGTCGATGGACCGTGCAAGTGGTAGTGGCGTATTTGCTCGTGATCCGGACGCATTGATTGATTTAATCGAGTTGGAATTGACTGAAGATATTTTCAAACAAATCGCCAACAAACGCGCTTGTAAGTTAATCGAGCAACATATCAAAAAACACAACTTAGATTACTATGACTCAATTGATGATGACGACTTTTACAGTCGGACGAAAATGGAACAGCACGCAGCAACGTGTATCCAAAAAGAAAATAGAAGTAAGCTGACTGAAGAATTACAAGAGATTGACAAGCAAGTCAGATTACAGACAGCGTGGCGAGTTGAAGGAACGCTTCGAGAGTTTCCAAAATTTAAAGCTAAAGACATGTGGTTTGAATATCCAGTACACAGAATAGATGATACCGGCATCTTACAAGACATTAAGTTAGACGATGCTAATCCTTTTGTGCAAGGTAGAAGAAAAGCGAATCAAAATAAATCTCAAAAAGTGAATGCAGAGTTTGAAGAAGCGTTTGATATGTGCGACATGGATGGAGATGGAAAAGTGGATATCAACGATTTAATCGATTACACAGGCAAATCAAAACAAGCGCTTTATAATCGTATAAAAAAGATAGATAAATTTAGCGTTGAAAATGGAATCGTAAGCAAAGGGAATTAGTTATTTTAAACAGTCAACCACTACTGGATGTTTACTAGCCCTTTACATAAGTCAACCACTACTGGATGTTTACTAGTGGTTTACAGGTTGAAAGCCTTGTCCGCCATAGTCTAAGTAGTCCCCGTAAACAACACAATTGAAAATTGTTGTTTACGGACTCACTTGACTATCGGCAAGTGTTATTGATTTGTGTTGTTGTCAACCAAAAAAATAAATGCCCTTTACTGGAGATTAAAATTAAAAATTAGAAAAATTGAAAGGTCGTGGAAATGTGATTGAATTTTTTATGCCAATGAAAATTCCGACAGTTACTCACCAACAGAAAAAAGTAGCGGTCAAAAATGGAAAGCCGATTTTTTACGAAGATAAAAGATTGCAAGATGCACGCGAAAAATTTATGAGTTACTTATCTCATTTTGTCCCAGATGAAAGAATTGAAAATATGCCTATCAGATTGACCACGAAATGGCTATTTGAATCTGGAAATTTAGTTAAACATTATGATGGCGAGTATAAAATTACCAAACCAGATACTGATAATTTAGTTAAATTACTAAAAGATTGCATGACAGACTTAGGTTACTGGAAAGATGATGCTTTAGTGGCTAGTGAGATTATCGAGAAATTTTGGGCGAAGACACCAGGTATATATGTCAAAGTCGAGGTGTTGGACAATGGATTTTTGGGTTAGCTTTTTTAAAGACTTACTAAGATGGATGCAGCAATCCAACCAACAAGCAGCTAATTTTCCAATTACCACAGACGAGTATTGGGATTGGGCTTTGGATAGTTTAGGAAAATTAGAAGTTAAATACCAACGGCATCCGCTAGTGGTCAAAATTTTAACAGCCGTTTTAGAATACCAAGATGAAAATTTTAGAAAGGAAAGTGATCAGCATGGTAAATAAAACATGCACCCTATGCAATGGAACAGGTCGCATCGTAACGGAACGACATAGCGAGAATTTGATTACCGTACGTCAATGTCCAAGATGTAATAAGCAAGGGCCGGTGGTCAATGTCGGAAAGATTAATCAAGAATGGATGCGGAAAAGATAGCTAATTTGGAGGTTACGAAAAATGGAAGAATTAATTAATAAAGTAGTGCTATGGAGCAAGGATAGAAATCTGCATACAGCGGACCCAAACAAGCAACGATTGAAATTGTGGGAAGAATTTGGAGAACTAAATGCAGCGATTGCTAGAGATAATCGTGATGATGTAGTCGATGCTATCGGTGATATGTTAGTTGTGATGATTATCTATTGTCAACAGAAGAAATATTATTCGATTTATCGATTGTTTGAATTCGATATCGAAAACTATGAATTTTTAAGAAAATTAGAAACAGAAGCATTAATTGATTCTACAGCATATGAGATTTTACATCTTAGAAATTTTATTCAAAGTATAAAAGATATCGTCACTCGATTATCTATAATTGCTGAACGATATGATGCAGAATTAGATTGGTGTCTTGAATCAGCCTACGACGAAATCAAAGACAGACGTGGGAAGATGGTAAATGGTGTATTCGTGAAGGAGTCTGATTTAAATGGCTAAATCACAATCTCGTTGGAATAAAGTTTATCAGAAACAACGCAACAATCAACTTATGCGAGCGTGGAATAAAACGAAGAAAGATGTGAGAGAATGTGGACAAAGACATAATCAAAATATTTTGGGAAAACGTTGACTGGCATAGACGAAACAAAGGTTTAAATTGGACAGATTTATCGTTTGGCCAAAGAATCTCTAAGTGTAAAAATGGGACACAAGATATTAAATTATCAACAGTCCAACGCATTGCTGATAAATTAGATATTGATGATTATACGATTTTGTTTGAAAGGGTGGATGAATGATGAAGATGATTGAAGTGCTACAAAAAGTAGCAAATGGCGAAATCAAAGACCAAACGACATTAAAAATATACGACACTCATGTGTTTCATACGTATACCTTTGAGGGAAAGTATAACTCATTTTATAGTAATACTAAATACCGCAGAGAATTAGGTGGTTATTTTAAAATTAGTGGTGATTTTTTGAATTATGATGCCGAGCTGATACCACCTAAACCTAAGAAGTATCGAGTTAGATTTAAGCTTTTAGGTTCGTCAAAAAAAGGTAGCTTTTTAAGTTTGGAAAAATGCCCTTATGGTGTTTTCCTATCAATTCAAGAAGGTACAGGAGATATTAAAACTCAATTCACAAAATCTGAATTGCAATCTATCAAACCTGTAAAAGAATTTCTTGATGATATGCAAGGGAAGTTTGAATTGATTGAGGTAGAAGATGATGAGGATTATTAAGTTAGACGCTTTAGGCGAAATATATGTTAACGTAGATAAGATAGAGGCATTAAGGCAAGAAGATAAATGTACAGTCGTTGCTTTAACAAACGGTAACAACAATAATTATATTAGAGTCGAAGAAACTCCTGAACAAATAATACAGCTTATCAAACAAGCAGAGGAGATTTAAACATGGACTATAATTTTTTTGATTATGTAGACAACGAGACGATTCGCATTAAAAATTTTGTAATGGCTACAAGTCTTATAAGAAAATCTGATACGTGGGCAAGCGAAAACAAGATATATCAAATATGTGGAGTATTTAACGAATGCAACGAGATTTTTTTGATGTTTGATGATTTAGACGAATTAATAGAAGCAAGCAGAGAAATATACGCAAGAAAAAGCGAAGTTTTGTGCGACAACATTTTTATTACAGTAATAAATGTCGAAATGGTAGCTAATAGCGTAGATGAATTTTTAGAAAAGATAAAACAAGCGGAGGAGATTTAAACATGAACACACTAACAATCATTTTAATCGTATTGACTGCTGTGTTACTGATTGCAAATATCGTGATGTTTACGATAGAACGTAAGACAAAGCCGACTACTCCTAATCGTAAATCAAAAGCGATTGTAGCTGATGATGTAGAAACACTTTTAATCAAAACGGAAATGATTATTAACTCACTTAGTGTAATTAGTGTTGAATATCAAAAAATAGATGATGATATGTACATGATGAGTTTTGTATACACGGAGGACTAACGTTTTGGATAAAGTGTTATCAGTTTATTTAGAAAATAAATTTAAATTATATCCTAAATATCCATCGATGATTGCTAGGCGTAGATTGGAATTAGAATACAAGGATGAAGTAGATGAGTCATTGTCAACTAGCAAATCCAACTACGGCAATCACGAAGAAGATAAAAGGATTAAAATATTGGATGATTATTTAATTAACAACTATCATCGCTTGTATAAAGGCGTTGAAAAAACTTTGGACGAACTAAATCCAGAGAAAAGAAAATTAATTGAAGATAGATATTGGGGAGAGCATTCGTGGAAGAATTGGAAAGAATATGCTGAGTCAATTAATTACTCAGTAAGAAGTGCATATCGATTGAGAGATGAAGTCTTAGCGATATTTGCAGAAAAAATCGGTGAGTTTTAAAAGTTGGCACAAAACAATGTAGAATTGACAAGCATTTTAATTTATTATGATAACATAAGGTTTTAAGGTAAGAGATGACCTCCTTATGTTTTCTTGTTTTTTCATTAATACCTTACCCTATTCATGGCATCCACGAAAAGTGGGTGTCTTTTATTTTGCAGAAAGGACGGATGAAAATGTTGCTATTAAAATTAATCGGTTATGCATTCGGAATATTAATCCTGGTAGCTATCGTATGTATGATAGCAGCTATCATCATGGCTGCTTTTGATGAGAGTAAGCACGACTGAGTTAAAGACCAAAGAAGGTCGGCGAAAGTTTTACAACTCTGTTGAGTGGCGAGCGTTGCGTGACGAACGTAAGATGCTAGACCATTACGAGTGTCAGTGGTGTGCGAACGAAGGGTATGTCAACGTGGGTAAGGATCCAGAACGAGGAGTGTTGGAGGTAGACCATATCATAGAGGTGTCGGAGCGTCCAGACCTTGCTTACGACTTGAATAACACTCGGACGCTGTGCAAGTATCATCATAACCAAAGACATCACAGGTTTCAGTTTAGGTCAAATAACAAAAATAATAAAATTACATTTAGAAAATCAGAGTGGTGGGGAAAATAGCACCCCCATGTAAAAGAATTTGATAAAATAACAAACTCAGGAACCGGTGGGAGGGGTCAACTGTCAGGAAATGCGCCTTAATATGCGCGTAACCCCACCATATCAAGAATAGAAAGGAGCAAAGTGGAAATGAACGACTTAGAAAAATTTGAAAAAGAAGTCAAAAAAGAGAAGAATCGGCTGACTAAATTGTTCAAAGGAAATGTTCAAAACAATCAGATGAAGCTGATTGAAGGACTGATTATCCAAGCGAGCCGATTAAGAATTTTAATGAACGATGCTTGGATAGACATTTGCGAAAATGGTCGATACGAATATTTTTCTCAATCCGAAAAAACAGAACCGTATGAACGCGAGCGACCGATTGTTAAACAATTTGCCACTTATGATAAGTCCTATCAGGCAATCATCAAACAATTGGCTAGTTACTTACCGCCAGAAGTCGAAGATAAATTAAAAGAAAACGCTCCGGTAGGAAGTGACCTATTATGATCAGCCATCCGTTAATTGATGAATATATAGAATTGTGGCAGAGTGGAAAAATTACTTTAAACAAAGAACGAATCATGCTGATTGAATATCTACAGAAATACATTCTAACTCGTGATGATGTGTATTTTGATAATGATTTAATCAAAAAATACGTTCGCTTTGCTGAAAAGAATTTCTTCCCATTGGCAAAATATCAAAAGTTTATTACGCCGTTTATGTTTCTGTTCCAAAAGTCAGATGGCGAACCATTCTTCGATGAGTTTTTCATCACACTTGCTCGGGGCGGTGGGAAGAACGGATTTATGTCTACTAGAGATATGTTTTTCATCTCGCCACTTTATCCAGTACGTGGATATAACGTGACAATTACCGCTAACTCGGAAGACCAGGCAAAAGTCAGCTTTAAAGAAGTCTATGATGTGGCTATTACGAAATCGTTGGAAAATCATTTTTATTTGACTAAGACTTTGATTTTAGGAAAGGCCAATACAAGCGAATTTAAGTATCGGACCAACAATCCGAAGACGATGGACTCCGCTCGTGATGGATGCCTTGAATTTGATGAAATACACGGTTTTGAAAATCAAGATGCCGTAGATATTCAAATGTCAGGGCTTGGAAAGATTGCCCACTCAAGAACATTCTACAATGGTACGAACGGATATGTACGTGATGGATTTTATGACAAACTGACTGAACGCTCAATGAATTTATTAAAAGGCGAATCAAAAGACGATATCCATTTATTTCCGTTTATTTGTAAGCTAGACCATCCGGATGAAGTGGAAGACTCTAGCAATTGGGCAAAGGCAAATCCAATGTTTGACGAAGATACACCATACGCTAAACGACTATTTAATAAGGTCATGAAAGCATGGAAATCACTAGATGCAGAACCTAGTCGACGAAAAGAGTTTATGACTAAGCGGATGAACATGACAACCGCTGATGCAGAAAAAGATGTCACTAGTCGTCAGAAATTATTAGCTACTCAAAGGAATATTCCTTACGATTTTCGTGGGTCGTCTTGTGTCGTGGGTATTGACTTTGCAAGTATCAAAGACTTTGCAAGTGTGGGTATGCTATTTAAATATGGCGATGAATATGTGTGGAAGCAACATTCATTTGCTCGAAAACAAGCGATTAAAGAATTTGCCATGAAACCTCCATTTGATGAGTGGGAAGAAAAAGGAATTATCACATTAGTCGATGGACCGTCAATTGACCCACACTTAATCGTGGATAAAATCAACGAATGGCGAAATCAAGGTTATGTGATTGATATTGTGGTTGGTGATAGTTTCCGAATGGATTTGATTAAACCATTACTAGAAGAAAATGGCTATGAGTATGAATTTTTAAGAAATCCTGGTGGCGTACAATCAAAAGTTGCGCCGATTATTGAAGATGGATTTGAAAATGAACGCTTTATTTTTGGTGATGACCCATCCATGCTTTGGTATGTCGATAATACCTACACGAAACAAGATGGGAATGGAAATATACGCTATTTGAAAAAAGAACCAGTCCGACGCAAGACAGATGGTTTCCATGCATTTATTGCAGCGCTTTATAAACGTGAGATTTTAGTGGAAGATTCGATGGCCGACTTGCTCGGTATGGTTAATAGTTTGGAGTTTTAGAAAGGCGGTGAATGAATGTTAAGCTATCAAGATTATTATGATTGTTGCGAAAATGTCCGACAGCATTCGCAATTTGAACGCTATTTGTCTGAAATTGTATTAGATAAACAGCGACGCGAACAATTTTATGACAAGCTACATGAGAAGTTAGTCGATAGTGGTTCTTTTAATTTAGGAGTCGATACGTTTAAACCCTATTTTGAAATCTACAGCGCTGAACGGAAAACGAATCAGCAAGATTATACGCCAGATGCAGTCGCTACACTTATATCGGCTATCACAAGAACGGAAAAGTTAGGTAATTGGTCAGCGTATGATGCAACAGCTGGAACGGGTGCGTTGATTATCGCAAAATGGCAAGATGACCGAGTGAACGAGTCGCCTTTTAGTTATGCGCCACATAGATATCTTTACGGTTGTGAAGAATTAGCAGACAACGCTATTCCTTATCTCATTCACAATTTGGCTTTTCGTGGAATGAACGCAATCGTCATTCATGGCGATACACTCACGCGAAAAGCAAGGCAGATATATTTCATTCAAAATAGCAAAGATGATTATCAAGCATATTCTGATGTAAACGTCATGCCACATACAGAAGATGTGATGAAACAATTTAATATTATTGAGTTTGAAGAAGAAGCAATTGACCATATCGAATCGGAAAGTGTCATTGCTTCTTTTGCGTTACCTATGAAAAAAAATAATCGTAATATTAATAAGTTCCCACAATTTAGCGAACGCCCAAAAGCGTGGTGGGTAAATCGTCCAAGAATCAGACATATCGCAAAAGTGGAACGCGCCAAGAAGGACAAGATTTACCCGAAAAATTCGATAGTGATACAGATATCGGCAACCAAGGGACAAGTGGGTTTGCTAAAATCGTCTGGTAAAGTAGGCAGTCAATACGCAGTTATCTATGACACGATACCGCCTGGCGAATGGCTATTTTACTATTTAAAAACTATTACGCCTTGGTGGTTTCATCGAGTGCAAGAAGGGCTGAACATCAAATTAGAAGATGTGGAGAATATACCGCTCCACTATTTTTAATCGAAAGGAGGTGGGAATGTGGGAATTTTTGATTGGCTGTTTGGCAATCGAGAAGCGCAGATAGCTAGCTCAATTGAAGAAATCCTTGCTTTTGAAGAACAAGTGAATGCCTTGTATATGAAGCAACTTGCTTTAGATGTCAACGCTGAATTTTTAGCTAGAGCATTTAGCCAGTCGACTTTTAAGATACGCACGAATAATCGGTCCGACCCAACGAATTATCAAAAGAGCGTTGAGTATCTTTTAAATACACGCCCTAATTTAGACCAAGCGTCACCAGAATTTTGGCATAGCGTCATTTACCGATTGATTACCAAAAATGAAGTGTTAATCATTAAGACAGATGATGACCAATTACTAATAGCTGACTCATGGTATCGCAAAGAATACGCCGTGTACGCTGATACATTTTCGAATGTAGTCGTTAAAGATTACGAGTATAAGCGGACTTTTAACGCTGATGAAGTCATTTATTTAAAATACGCAAATACGAGTTTAAGCCACTACATCAACGGAATGTATAAGGATTTTAACGACTTATACAATCGGATGTATGAAGCAGCTAAACGTAATAGTCAGATACGTGGAATTTTAAAAACAGTCGGCGGTAATCTGTATCAGGATGAAGCGACTTTAGATTTATTGCAAACGTATATCAACAAGCTATTTAAATCGTTTAGCACAAATGATGTATCAGTGGTTAATGTACCTAATAAGCTAGAGTATAGCGAGATGACTAATAAAGTCGGTAACAGTACGCAGTCGGTTGAAGAATTAAAAGCGTGGAAACGGCAGTACATTGATGATGTGTCTGATTTACTTGGTATACCGACTAAGTTACTACATGGCGATATTGGTGAGTTGGAACAAGCGCAAGAAATCTTTAATGCGTATTGTTTAGGACCACTTGTCAAGAAAGTTGAAGGCGAATTAAATGCGAAGTTTCTAACGGAGTCAGAAATCAAAAGCGGAATAGCCATTAATGTAATTGGAATTAATCGACGTGATTTATTTGATTTAGCAGAAGCAATCGATAAGTTGATTGCTAGTGGTGCATTTAATCGTAATGAAATCCGAAAAGAGTTAGACTATGACGCAATCGAAAATGGTGATGAATATTACATTACCAAGAATTACGAAAAGGAGGTGAACGCGAATGAAAATCAAACTTAATGGAACAGTCATTGATGGTGACGATGCATTTATCTATGAATGGTTGGGTATCCCACATATCTCATCGGCGCAATTGAATAATCTACCAACTAATGGCGAAGATTTAGAAATCGAATTAAACTCCTACGGTGGTAGCGTATTTGCTGGGAGTGAGATTTACACGATTTTAAAATCATACCCAGGCAAAGTAACGATTACCGTTACAGGAATTGCTGCTAGTGCTGCATCAGTTATTGCTATGGCAGCAGATGTGGTTAAAATATCTCCAACCGCTCAATTGATGTTGCATAACGCCTGGACAACAGCCAGCGGCAATGCTTCTGACTTTGAAAAAGAAGCAGAAGTCTTACGAGGCGTGAACGAATCCATTGCGAATGCCTATATGTTGAAAACTGGTAAATCTAAAGATGAGTTACTAGCCATCATGGAAAAAGAAACATGGTTTACAGCTGAAAAAGCCATTGAAATTGGATTAGCTGACGAAATGCTTTTCCAAGAAGAAATTCAGCCACAAGATATCGCAGCGAATATCGGTGGCGGATTACCGCATCAAGCAGTCGAAAAGATTGCGAATCTAATCAAACAGCCACTTAATATCGATTATGACAAGTTAGCCGATAAGGTGGCAGAAAAATTAAAAAATACTGAAAAAGACGAATCAAAATCCAAAGCGAAACCTAAACAACAATCGCTAGGGTTTGACCGATTCGTTTTTTAATACTCAAAAATTGGAGGAATGAAGAATGACAATTCGATTATCAGAAAAATTTACCGACATCCGTGACCAATTTATCGCATCTATTAAAGATGGCGCAGATGTCGAAGCACAAGGAAAGTTATATGCTGAAATGTTAGATGTTTTACGCGAAGATGTAGTAGCCGAAGCACGCTTAGCGAGTGAAGCAGCGATTGCAGTAAATCCATTAGACGGAAAGTTATCTGCTCGCGAACGCAAATTCTTTAACGAAATCACTCAAACTGTTGGCTATAAGGAAGAAAAATTATTACCACAAGAAACGATTGATCGTATTTTTGAAGATTTAGAAACTGCACATCCATTGTTAACTGCAATCGGAATTGTAAATAGTGGTATGCGTCGTAAAATCTTAAAATCAACGACTAGTGGTCAAGCGGTTTGGGGTAAGATTTACGGCGAAATCAAAAGTCAATTGGATGCAACGTTCAGTGAAGAAGAAAACATTGATTCTAAATTGACTGCCTTTGTGGTTATTCCTAAAGATTTACAAGATTTAGGTGTTGGCTGGATTGAACGTTTTGTTCGTACACAAATCGACGAAGTGTTCGCAGTCGCTTTAGAAGCAGCCTTTTTAGCTGGTGATGGTAACGATAAACCAATCGGCTTAACTCGCCAAGTACAAAAAGGCGTTTCTGTATCTGGTGGTGTATATCCTGAGAAAGATCCTAGTGGTACTTTGACTTTTGCTGACGCTAAAACTACGGTTAAAGAGTTAACGAAAGTGTTTAAATTACACAGTGTTAAAGAAGATGGCAAAACCCCAGTTGTGACTGATGGAAAAGTAGCTATGGTAGTCAATCCAAAAGACGCTTGGGAAGTTAAAGCGCAATACACTACTTTAAATGCGATGGGCGTTTATGTGACAGCTATGCCATTTAATTTAGAAATTATCGAATCTGTGGCACAAACAGCTGGTAAAGTGACTACATTTGTTAAAGGTCGTTACTACGCTACTGTTGGTGGCGGTATTACAGTGCGCAAATACCAAGAAACTTTAGCGTTAGAAGATATGGACCTTTACACTGCTAAAACATTTGCTTATGGTAAAGCAGACGATAATACAGCTGCAGCAGTATGGACATTGACTATTGCGGGGGAGTAACATCCCCCACTCCACCTAGCTCGGTCGCAGTAACTACTACTGATACCACGGCTAAGGTGGAAGTTAATTGATGGGGGTATCGGACTATGGATAGCCTTTTAAAATTATTTAAACAGCGTATGCGCATTGGCTATGATACGGATGACGAAAATTTAAAAGCTATCTTGGAATCGTCCGTATCTGCCATTGAAAAATTAACAGGTAGTGATGATATTTACGATCCAACTATCAGAGAGTTAGTTATCGAACGAAGTCGCTACGCTTACAATGATAGCTTAGAATTTTTTTATGATAATTTTATCAATGACTTAGGAACAGCAAGTATAGCTAACTTAAAGGCGGTGACTGATTATGAAGCCAACGTTTGAGTGGAAAAAGCCGTTAAATAATGGACGATTGAGAACGCCAGTCCATTTTTTAAGTAACAGCTATGATGGTCCAGAACCAAGTGAAGATGAATTATCAGAAGTATTTTCCACATATTGTGAAATCTACAATTCATCAATGAAAGATATTGAAATTTTAAATAATGTCAATGCTAAAATCGGAATGACCATCGTGATACGAAATCAATCGACAGCGTTTATTCCGACGCGAGATTTACAGGTTAAAGTTAATGATTATAGATATCAGAATCAAACATTTAACATCTATGACATTCGTCCGACTGACGAAAGCTATACGATTGTTTTGGGAGTGGTTGGCGATGATTGATTTTGAAATCAAAGGTGTGGAAAACACTTTAAGAGCGTTGGAAGAAAAGTTAGGAACGAATAAGGTTAATCGTGCAGCAAGCAAGGCATTACGAACTGCCGGTGAACAGGGTGCAGATACAATTTCGGAAGCTATCTCGGTTTACAGTCGTACTGGCGAAATGGCTAAATCAGTCGTTTATTCACGAATGAAAAATCGTGGTGGTGAACAGACTGTTGAAATTGGGATGCAAGGCGACCGACAACCTTTGTGGCACTTACAAGAATGGGGCTATAATGCACACGGTACATTCAATGGTGTATCGCCACGTGGTGAAGGAATTGTCCGAGAAACTGCTGATAGTATGTCTGCTGAATTTGAAAAAACCATTCGAGAAACATTGAAAGGAGCGTTAGGACTATGACCGATATGTTAATGGAGATCTACAATAAATTATCTACATCTACAATGATTGACAACAAACGTATCAAATTTTATGAAACTCCAGAAAACATGGATTTAAACTCTGCTCCTTTTATCGTTATCTCGCCATTGGCGCCACCAGAGCCTAGCTACTACGGTTCTGACGATGAATTAGCGATGGAAATGACTTATCAAGTCAATGTGGAAGCTACCAAGCGTATGAAAGCAAAAGAAATACAATTGGAAGTCAAAAAGTTATTGAAACAACTGGGATTTAGCCAGTTAACAGGCGGTTTAGATACGTATTTTAAAGAAACAAAAAGATACGTGGATGCCAGACGATACGTATATGTATCAAATATTTATGAAACAAATTATTAATTAAAGGAGAGATATAATTATGGCATTTGTAGGATTTAAAAAAGCGACAATCGCAGTGTTAAACGACGAGTTAAAAGTAGTGTCTACCAAGAAATATGTCGTTGAAGGTAAACAAGGAAAAGGGGCTACATCTAGCTTTGAATTAAGTGGATTGTCAAGTGAAGCAGTCAAAGTATACGGTTCGGACGTCGCTTACTATGTCGTGCAAGATGGTGTAGGCGACCCTAACATGAAATTAAATCTTTTAGATTTACCATTCGATATCGAAAATGAAATCTTAGGTACATTAAAGAAATCAGAAGGTTTATTTTTATATGGCGAAGCAACGAAAGCGCCTAACGTGGCGATTATGTTAGAATCCAAAGCATTGAACGGCGAACGTGTAGCGGTTGGTATCTTCTGCGGTAAATTCTCGAAAGATTCTATGTCTGCAAATACTAAAGAAGATAAGACACCTACGCCAGAACCTGATGAGTATACAGTGGCTATTTCCGCTAAGACAATTGATGATAAAGCACAGTATGTGGCTAAAGCGGTTGGCGATACAGCAGTTACTGCATTAGAAAATTTATTATTCGTTAATGCCGCTGCCTAGGATGTGACTTAACATGATTTATCGAATTTACAAAAAAGATGAATTAGTCGCAGAAGGAGAAAGTCCTTTAACCATTAAAGGATTGAAACCAGGTCAAACGATTAGAAAAGGAACATATCAAATTTGCACGTTAGAGAATGGATTAGAATCCGAACGTGTGGATTTGGTTGGCTTTAAAACAAAGAAAAAGGCTAGTGAGTAATTGCTAGCCTTTTATTTTTAAAGGAGAAAAAACAATGGCTATTAAATTAAAATTGCGAAATAAGAAAGGCGAATTTAAAACGTATTACCAGGAATTCGTGCCATATCGTAAACGTTTGGATTATCTGAAAGAAGAAGCTGAAATTACGGATGAATACGAAAAATTTGTCCAACAATTACCAGTAGATAATAACGGTAAGCCGATTATTCCGACTGCTGAATATACTGACTATGAATTAAAATTAGCCAATTTTCGTGCAGAGTTTGTGGCGAATTTATTTGATGATAAGGCAGTCACAAAAGATGCGATTTTAGATGGAATGGAACCGTCAGACGCTACTGACGAAATTATGAATATTATCATGTACGATGTGTTGGGCTACAAAAAAGAAGACGAGGATGAAGAAGCCCCAAAATAAGTGGAAGTGACCTACACGAAAGCTATTTGAAGTTAACTCGAGAAATTTTAAAAGCATTCCCGAGTTGGTCACTTGAAGATTTATTAAATACAGATGTGAAATATTTAGATGATATTATCTTTGTATCTGAAAAATCAAAACAACCACAAGTTATGGATATGGAAACTTGGATTTTAGAAACAGGAGGTGTTAACGTTTAATGGCAAATATGGGTACACCTTTAGGACAGATGATTGTTGAATTAGGGCTTGATTCATCAAAATTTGGTAAAGGACTTCAAAGTGCAAAAAACGAAGTCAGAATGTGGGAACAAGCCACACGAGCGAGTATGAATTCGGCTGTAGCTAGCGGTAATCGGTTGGATGGGCTGAAATCTAAATATGACGGTCTGACAAATGCGATGAAAGCACAGCAGAAAGTCGTTGATCAGTTGAAAGATGATTATGCTAAGTCTTTTGATAAAAATGGGGAAGCGACTAAACGTACAGAACGATTAGCCGGACAGTTGGCACAAGCTGAATCGAAATTGCAAGGCTATCGTGGACAAATTAACGAAACAGCTAAAGCAATCGCGCGTATGCAAGTCGAAACACAAGGATTTACCGGCTGGATGAATAAGACCGGTGATAGTCTGATTAAAAGTGGCGAACGGTTAAAAACGTTTGGTAATGGATTGTCTAGTATCGGAACATCGATGACCGTTGGTGTTACTGCTCCAATTATGGCCGGCACAATTGCAGTGACTAAAGCAGCAATCGATTGGGAGTCGGCATTTACTGGTGTTAAAAAAACAGTCAACGAAATGGTCGATGCAAACGGAAACGTGACTTATTCCTACGCTAAATTAGAAGGTCAATTAAAAAATTTAGCTACACAATTACCGGCAACTCATGCAGAAATTGCACAAGTTGCAGAAAACGCCGGCCAGTTGGGTATTTCGACCGACCACATCGTCGAATTTACTAAGACTATGATTGATATGGGCGAATCGACTAACTTATCAGCAGATGAAGCAAGTACAGCGTTAGCACGATTAGCCAATATTACTGGTATGTCACAAGATAAATTTAGCAATCTAGGATCCTCAATCGTGTTTCTTGGCAATAATTTTGCCACAACAGAACGAGAGATTACCGAAATGGGCTTACGTTTAGCTGGGGCTGGTAAACAAATAGGATTATCTCAAGGTTCTATCATGGGGATTGCTGCTGCTTTAAGTTCTGTCGGAATTGAAGCAGAACAAGGTGGTTCTGCCTTTTCCAAATTGATGGTCTCTCTTCAATTGGCAGTCGAAAAAGGCGGTGAATCATTAGAATCATTCGCTAGTGTAGCCGGGATGACAAGCGATAAATTCGCACAATTATTTAAATCCAAGCCAGAAGTAGCTTTGGAACGATTTATCAAAGGGTTAGGAGAATCCGAAAAACATGGTAAATCAGCTATTGCAGTCTTGGACGAAATGGGTATTACCGAAGTACGTTTACGAGACACTTTACTTCGTGCTGCAAATGCTGGTGACTTAATGACTAAAGCCATCGAAGGTGGTAATAAAGCATTCAATGAAAATAATGCTTTAGCCAACGAAGCAAGCAAACGATATGAAACGACTGAATCTAAGTTGAAAATGCTACGGAATGAAGCAGTTAACTTAGGTATCGAATTAGGCGGTCCATTGGTAGATGCGTTACGTGACGGTTTACAAGCATCGAAACCTTGGCTAAAAACACTGTCTGATATGGCAGATAGATTTAGTAAGCTAGAGCCAGAACAACAACGAAGTATCTTGAAATGGATTGCGATGGGTGCAGCCGCTGGACCTACTTTTAAAATTTTAGGTGGCGGTATATCCACAGTTGGCGGATTGTTTAAAGCGTTCGGAACGCTAGAAAAAGGATTAGTCAACTTAATCGCTAAAAAAGCGGAGTCTAAAGTTGCCATGACCGCTATATCTACAGCAATAGAAGGTGTGGGTACATCAGCTAGCATTGCCAGTGGTGCTGGTGGTTTAGCTGGATTTGCTAGTGTATTGACTGGTCCAGTTGGTTTAGCAATTGGTGGTACAGTCGGAGCATTAGCTTTAGGATATGGAGCATGGAAAACTTGGGGCGAAGAAGCGTGGAACAGCGCGCAACGAACAAAACGTTGGGGTAGCGATGTTGGCCGAGCAACCGATGAAGCATTAACCAAAGTATCAAACAGCGCACAAACAGCAAGCGGTCAGTTTACTTTGCTAGAGCAAGGCATATCTAGTAATACAGATAAGGCAGTTGCTAACTTCGCAAAAATGGGTACAGCAATTGAAACAGAAATGACGAATCGGATTAACGCGTTAAGAGATGTCGTCAAAGGTTTGCCAGATGATATTAAAGGCGCAGCCGAAGAGCTTATGTCTGACGAAATTAAAAGACAAGAAGAAAATTTACAAATCGTCAAACAAAACAATGAAGAAATTGCGCAAATCAGAAAACAAGCGTCAGATAATAATAGGCAATTATCTTATGCAGAAGCTGTTGAAATCAAGCAATTAGCCGATAACAGTGCTAGAGCATATGCAGAATCTTTAGGAAAATCCGAAAAAGAAACGAAGCAGATTTTAGCCGCCATGACTGGTAACGTTAAGCAAGCTAGCGAAGAACAAGCACAATCATGGTTAACTACATTAGCTAAACAAAGACAAGCCTCTAAAGAAGAATACGCTCAAATGCGAAAAAATTTAGAAGATGAGTTAACAAATAGAAAAATTGATTTAAACAGCAAAATGGCCAAAGGTTTGTTTGATTTGCTTGAAGAAAGCGCGAAAACATCAACGAATACAATCGAACAACAAATGGCTGAAATATTAGGTAAATATCCAGAATTGGCTAATCAAATCTTTTTAGCAAACGGTCAAATCATTAATGCAAATGACGCTGCTGGTCAAGCGATGATTGCTCAAAATAAACGTATGATGGAATCGTTTAAAGATTTAACCACGACTTCTGCACAATCGGCTGAAAAGAACGCTAAATCTATTGAATTATTAGCTGATAGAACGAATGAATATGGCAAATTTTGGAATGACCTTGTGTTAGATCCTAAGACAGGAGAAATCAAAACCAACGCACAAGAAGCTATTAACGAAGCAGCTAACTCAGAGCAAGGATGGAATCAGTTAATTTTTGCAAGTAAAACAGCAAAATTATCATCTAATGCCAAGTTGATGATTGCGGAAGCGGCAATTGCGAATGGCAAATGGGAATCTATGACGTTTACCGAGCAACAAGCATTGATCAAGAGCAATGCAACTAAGACGATTACCCAAGCGTTACAAGTTAAAGGCGACTGGGATAATCTAACTTTTGAACAAAAGAAAGCTGTCCTATATTCAAATACGCCAGAAGTAATGGCAGAAACATTAATGAATTTAGGATTGTGGGACCAATATTCGCCAGAGATTAAAGAGTTAAAAGCGAATAACTACGACTTTTTAAATGTAGTTAATCAGTCGGAAGAAAAAGTAAAATCTTGGGGAACATTGCCGGTTGAAGTAAAAGAATTACTAGCTAAGAATGAAAATCTCAAGATGACGATTTACGAATCGGAAGAATACTTTAATCGTTGGAATACCTTACCTAGTGAAGAAAAAATGATGTTAGCTAATAACCAAGACGCATTATTTAAAATACTATCATCAGAACAGCGTATGAATGAATGGAATGCGTTACCGATTGGTATTAAGCAAATGTATGCTAATAACCAAGATTTGCTAAATAAAGCATTGCAAGGCGAGCAATCATTAAATAGCTATGCATCTAATAATCCGCCACAAAAGCAATTGACTGGTAACTCAAATAGTGTAGTTAATGCTGCAAACAAAGGTAGTAAATCGTTGAATATTTATAATGGCATTACTATTGGCGCTAAAACTATGACTGGTATTGATAATGCATCTGCTCCAGCTAAAGAAGCAACGAAAAATGTCAAAAATTTTGGCGGTAATGAAACAATTACAAAACGATTTAATATCGTGGCTAGTATTTCAGGCATGGCAAAATCAGCCTTGTCTAAATTAGGAATTAATTTTGCTAAAGGAACGAATTACCACTTAGGTGGACCGGCAATTGTTAATGACCAACCAGGACCAACTTATAAAGAGTTAGTCATTCCAAAAGGCGGAATGCCATTCATCCCAGAAGGACGCGATGTATTTCTTCCTAACTTGCCGCGAGGTTCTAAAGTCTTAACAGCACGTCAAACCAAACGGCTATTTCCACATTATGCAGAAGGTGTGGGCATTCCGAAGAACGCACGGATATTTAATCTGTTAAATGACAATTCAACTACTGAAAGCAATGTGGTAGATTTTAGTAATTTAGCTAAATTACTTGACGATAATCGTAGTCAGAACGAACAAATTATTAAGTTACTCAATCTGTTGGCTAGCAAGCAATGGTCTATCTCAGCGCAAGACATCGCCAATAAGTCTTATCAATTTGTAGACAATTTGCAAAATCGCGATAAGATGCGTGCGGATTTAGTAAATGGGAGGTGATTAGATAGATGATAGTAAAATTTAATGGTGTGGATTTAACATCACGAATTACGATTTTAAACGAATATAGTCCGTTCATCGGAGCAGATTATGAACCTATTGTTAGTGATGATTTAACCTTTTTTTATTTAGATCGTAAATCAAAAATCATTAATTTGCCGTTTATAACAGATGGAAATCCACGACTAGTCCATGATTGGCTACAAGAAATTTTAAACGTTAAAGAACCTAAGAAATTAGAATTTGGAGATAATCGCTATTTTGACGCGGTGCCAACAGGAAAAATAGAAATGAAACGTGGCAATCATAAAGCCACAGGAAGTATTTCGTTTTTAGTTGTTGACGGCGTATCAAAATCTAAAACCATCACTCCCTTTACATTTACCAAACAAGCAGATGGCAGTTGGAAAACGAAAATCGTCAACAACGGTAGCGAATGGGCGTATGTCAATTACAACATTGATATTGCACGAGAGACTGGCTATATCGGATTGGTCAGCGAACATGGAATTCTGCAATTCGGCAAGGTAGACGAATCAGACATGGAACAAGCAAAGAAGAATGTACGACTAGTCACGACTGGCGGAACGTTTCCTGGTTGGGTAGACGGTCAGTATTTCCACGAAAATCCAGCCAAGCAAGATGTGACGACTATGGGTGTGTGGAATTCATTCGGTGGATGGTTGGGAACATTACCGTCGACGTTTACCGATGCCAGTCCGACTGGCTATTTCGGCGCAATTAAAGAAATCGAATTATCGGAAACAGCAACAGATTGGTATTTGTGGGCGAGAGCGTGGTTTGAGACTGGTAAGATGGGTCAAACTGGAGCATGGGCTTTAACAGTCATCGACGAAAACAATAAACTTATTGCCGGTATGGTCTTGGAAAAATACGACCGAAGCGGTAATAAGGCGTTATGTAGTTTTCTAATGGGTGACAATGGCGGAAGTTTGGTCAAGAAAACTATTGAATTTACTCCCAGTTATTGGGTATCTCAAAATCCATACGGTAGTGAGTCGCGCGACCAAAACCGAAATATGTTTGACTTGAAGAAAGAATCTGAAAAAATTACTTACTACTGGTATGGTGGCTATCATAGCTTTACAGATAATCGATTAAAAAATGTCAAAGCGAAACGGATACAATTCTTTGTCGGACAGATGTCTGGTCGTAATACATCAGCTAGCCAGTTAGTCACGCATCATTACTTGTCTGATTTAAGTTTTACAAAATTAAACGTGCCTTACTGGCGAGATGTGCCTAACCGATATCCAAGCGGTACGAAGCTAAAAATCAATGGTCAAGAAGGTAAGTTATACGTCAATAATAAAGTGGCTGAAAAAGACGAAATAAAAGGTAGCAAGTATTTTTTAGTGCCACCAGGCGAGACTGAAATTATTTTAACTACATCAAGTTTTGGCGAAATCAAATCAGCCACAGCGGAAATCGTAGAAAGGTGGGTTTAAAATTTGACAAGAATTGCAATTAGAGATTCCACAGATAGCTATAATATTGGCTTTTTAGACAATACAAACGGAATTAAATATCACTTAGCCGACTTAGAGATATACGCTCAAGGGTCGGCTTTTTTAGACCTAAAATATTATTCGAAAACGCAGATAGTCGATGTGGGAATGCGGTTGGCCTTTGTATTTCGTGGGAAAGACTACTGGATGACCGTTACATCAGTTAGTCGCGAGTCTGAATACGAATATCAAGTCGAAGCGCGTAGTCTAAGTTTAGAAGCGCTCCGAGAAGTACGCTCGTCGTATAAAGCTAGTCGGAATATGACATTTAAAGAGTATATTGACGCTTTTGACCCAGAACATTCTATAAGGCTAAATGTCAATACGATATCTAACAGGTCAAGAAAGTTAGAATGGACTGGCGAAGATACGATTTTGGCACGTATCTTAAGTCTGGCCATAAAGTTTGACGCAGAAATCGAATTTGAAACAGAACTCAATGACGATTACTCGCTGAAAGAATTTAGATTAAACGTCCACGCGTTAAATGAATTAGGGAAAGACCGTACTGGTATACCGTTTAGAATTAGTAATAGTCAGCTTAAATTGATTAAATTTAAATCAAGTATTGACGAATTTTATTCGGCTATTCGTGGAACAGGTAAAGATGGCTTATCGATAAGTGGACTTGACAAGAAAGTCTATGATGACGAAAAGAAACTGCTATTTTACACATCAGGCGGAACAATCTATGCACCACAAGCTAGGGATAAATTTATCTCTATTACCAATAAAAAAACTTCCGATGGCTATATCGTTCGAGAATTTGACAGTACCGAACACGAGACCAAAGAAGCACTATATGCGTATATGCTTGGCGAACTTAAAAAGCATTGCGAGCCACAAATTGACTACACGATTGATGGCTACATTGACGCAGATGTGAACGATAAAGTTTTACTGATCGACGATAAATACACGACGGATGATTTAATGTTAACTGCGCGAGTTAATAAGCAAAAATGGAGTTTAATCGATAAACTACAAGGAAATAATCGAACAGAATTATCAAACTATGTACGAGTGTATAGTGAGGTAGCCGACGAATTAATCACACGTATGAATGCGCTGATTGAGGCGAATAAAGTGTATGACGTACAAATTTTGACAAGCGATGGTTATTCGTTTAAAAACGGTCAAGGTAGTACAACCTTAACTGCACGCGTCATGGATGGCGCTAAAGACGTGACGAATGAATTTTCCGTTAATTGGTATCGTGAGAATGACTTAATCGGTCCAGATGCATCTATCACCGTGCAAGCAAGTAGTATTGATGAAAAAGTCGTTTATCGGATAATTGCCTACAAGGACGGAGTCGAACGCGGTAGAAGTGAGTTGACTCTGATTAATGTCAATGATGGTGTAGGTGGTCGAGACGGCCAAGATGGTACGAGTGTTTTTAACTTTGACACTAATTATCAATACAAACAATCAGAAATTGATAAATACGGTACAGTTGGATATCGTGGTGTTTGGAATGTTATTGGGGATACTTCACAAGTAAAAGTAGGCGATACGGTCATTTTGAGTGTACTCAATATTGACAAGCAAAGTAAATCCTTGATTTTCGGAAAGGTTAACGGTAAAGGTAGCATATCATTAGATTGTACGACTACTGCCTTAGTCGAAAAAGGCGAAGTCGGACCACCTGGATTGGATGGACGTCAAGGCGAAAAAGGCGACCAAGGGATTCAAGGTAGACCAGGTGTTGATGGTCGCACGCCATACGCACATATCGCCTATGCGGACTCAGCAGATGGCACGAAAAATTTTAGTGTATCCGATAGCCATAGATTGTATATTGGCTTTTACACTGATTTTAATGCGACAGATAGTACAAACCCTAGCGCTTACCGTTGGACACTTATCAAAGGTGCAGATGGTCAAGACGGAGCGGACGGACTACCAGGGAAACCAGGAGCGGATGGACGGACGCCGTATTTCCACACAGCCTATGCGGACTCTGCTGACGGCCAACTTGGATTTAGCACGACGAATGCGAGCGGAAAACTATACATGGGTACTTGTACGGATTATATCCAGTTAGACCCAACAGATTATCGTGCTTACACCTGGGTTAAAATCAAGGGCGATAAAGGCGAGACTGGACCTGCAGGACATGATGGTCGAGACGGAAAAGGCGTTAAGTCTTATGCAATCACTTATCAAGCAGGAACGAGCGGCGTAAGTTATCCAACAGGCAATTGGTCGAGTACAATTCCGAACGTGCCAAATGGTCAGTATCTGTGGAGTAAGACCACGCTAACCTATACAGATAATACGACTTCTGACACTTATTCAGTCGCTTATTTCCCAGTTAATGGTGCGACAGGAGCTACTGGGAATGGCATTAGTAGCTACACAGCCGAGTTTTATTTATCAACTAGTAAAACATCTCAATCAGGTGGGAGTTGGACCACCACACCGCCTACATGGTCAAACGGTAAGTATATCTGGACAAGATACAAAATCGGCTATACGAATGGCTCGACTGCCTACACTACACCGCATTGTAGTAGTGAGTGGGAGGCGGTTAATGAGATACAGATCGGGGGAAGGAATTTACTATTTAAGACTGGCTTTTTTGACGGAGACCAATTATCTGGCGTCGTTGGCGATGGAAATAAAATAAATTTATCAAAGACTATAATTGCTGACGCAAATTCACCTAGTGGTAAAGCGTATCGAATAAATAAGTACAAAAAAGGCACTGAGAATGTATATGGCGGCTGCTATTGGAGTATGCCTAAGAAACTTGTCGCAGGCAAGAAATATACCTGGTCAGTATACGTACGTGGTGCGGGAACTGTAGATGCGTTTGGACCAGAACAAGGTGGATTTAAATCTGTAAAATTAACAAACACTTGGACTAAAGTCAGTCATACGTTCACAGCGAATAGCAATCAATATTTCCAATTTGTTTTTTATAGTAATACAGAATTTGATTTATATTTTACAGATTTAATGCTTGAAGAAGGTAACGCACCAACGCCATGGAGTCCAGCGCCAGAAGATACTCAAGACCAAATTGACCAGGCAAACATCAACATCAGTAACAAGGTTGACCAAAACGCTTATAACACAGACCAAATAACAATATGGGACTCCATCAATAGTAAAATGGATGATGCAGAATTTAGAGCGTTTCAAACCGTTATGAATAATCTAAAGTCAAGTTATGATGCTTTTGTTGGCGAAGGTGGACGATACGAAAAAGAGTTGCAGAATGCGTCAAAACGCGAACAAGCGATTATCCAAGATTTTGGAGAAAAAGTCCAACAATTCAATTTTATCAATACTTATATTCGTGAAAGCGAAGAGGGAATTGTAATTGGGGCTAAAAATAATCCTATGCAAATGCTATTAAGCAAGGACAGCCTATCGTTTATGGATGGTGGACAAACCGTAGCTTACTTTAGTAATCAATCATTCTACATTAATCGTGGGGCGGTTGTTGACTCATTACAAGTGGGTGTTCACAAGCTAACCAAAATAGACAACTATCATACGGTGATTCAATATATTCCACAGTAGGAGGTGATTAGATGGCTCTATCGGGCAGTCAATCAATAAATATACATGGTGGCGCTCATACGCTTATTGTTGAGTGGTCGGCTAGCCAAAATATCGGTGGTAACTACTCAACTGTTACAGCTAATCTGTACATCAAGGGTAATTACAGCTACTCTACAATTTACTCTGGTAGTGTGGCTAAATCTGTTGCGTTGGTCATTAATGGAAATCGTAAAAGCGGCACAGCCAGAATTGATATATCTGGCACGGAGAAACGCTTATTGTTAAGTCATAGTGTTAACGTTGGTCATAATGCAGACGGTACTAAGGCGTTTAGATTAGAGGGGATGCTGAACTCTCAAATTACTTGGTCAGGAACGTATTATGGCAGTGAGCAGTGGACTAGACAAGACTGGGGATTAAATACAATACCTAGAGCGAGTACATTTAACCAATCAGCAGATACATTCAATATGGACGGAGATGGAGTAATCTACATCTATCCAGCAAGTACATCATTTAGTCATAAGTTGTATATGGCTTTTGGTAATAAAAAAGTCTTACTAAAAGACAATCCACCTGTTAACCAAAACTTTAGCGTACATTTTAATGCGAGTGACTTCGCAGATCAAATACCTAATGCAGACTTAGGTGTTGGGGTATTGGTGTTGGAAACCTACAATGGTAGCACAATGGTTGGTGGCAATCAGCGAACAACGTATTTAAGGTTGCCAGCTAACTATGTTCCCAGCCAACCTAGCGTGAGTGTATCTGACGAGTCAACTGTTCCTACAAAGTTAAGTGTATCTAAAACAGCAGGCATCTATGTTAAAGGAATGTCTTTGATTAGGTTTGTTTGTTCTGCGAGTGGCGTGTTAGGCTCTACGGTTACAGGTTATCAAGTGCAAATTGGCAATCAGACCTTTAGCGGTAGCAATGGTACAATTGATGTTGATTTAACTAAATTTGATGTGGGTTCAGGAAGTCTTAACGCTGTTGTAACGGTGACTGATAGCCGTGGTCGGACCAACAGTCGGACGGTTGGTATTAAAATACAAATCTACTCAGCGCCTACGATTAATAATTTTAGTGCAGTTCGTCAAAATAATAGTGATACCGTCATTATCACTAAGCCAGTTAGTGTATCGAGTATTTTAAACGGTAGTACTAACATCAATAGCTATACGGTCAATACAGAATACAAGCTAACAACAGCTACGAGTTGGACGGTCAACAGGACTGAGAATAATAGTAGCGCTACACTTAATCTATCTGGATTTAATGTAGCTAACAGTTACGATATACGTGTAACTTTAGCTGATAAGTTAAATCAAACAGTTGTACAGGCATCTATATCAACTGCCAAAGTATTGCTTGACCTTAATCGCGATATTGGTATAGGCATTGGAAAAATGCACGAGCGTGGATCGTTGGATGTCGGTGGAGATATGTATGTTAGTGGTACTTTGGATAGTACGACTATAAACGGCAGGGCTATTAAGCAAAACGGGCGTACTTTACTAGATATGTTTTATCCGGTCGGTTCAATTTTTATCACGACTGTAAACACCAACCCTTCATCATACATGGGCGGTAGTTGGGTAAGATTTGGTAATGGTCAGACTTTAGTCGGCGTAAACGAAAGCGATGGAGATTTTAATAGCGCTCAAAAGTCAGGCGGTAGTAAGTCGCATACGATTGATTACTCAAATTTTCCAGCAAGGGCAACCATTCAAAAGAGTTGGAAAGGTGGTACAGTATCGTATGCACCGTGGCAAGGCGGTAGTGTAGGTAGCGGAACATGGATAGTTTCGACACCTTACGATATGGGCGAGCCTTATGGTAGAGCCATTAGCAACCTTCAACCATATATCACAGTGTATATGTGGCGAAGAACAGCATAATTTTAAATCAAAGGAGCAAACAACATGGAAAAACTACAAGAATTAGAACAACAATTACAAGAATATCAAACAAAAATTAATGAGTTAACTGCTCAAATTAGCCAAATCAAAGCAGAAAAAGAAAATGAAATCCAAGCGATTATCATTGGCAAAGACCAAACGTTAGCTAAGTTAAACGAGTTAATCGGGGGCGAAACAAAGCGTCCAGATACGCTCAAAGGTCTTGTGCAGTACGATATAGGCGAGAATGATGTAGATATTGAGTTAGCGTTTATCAAGCAAGCAACTTTAGAATTGGCATTAATTGTCAACGATTTAGTGAAATTGATTAAGTAGAGAGTCAGTCCTAGGATTGGCTCTTTTGTTTTAAAAAAGAAAGATAAAGGTGGTAAATATGCAAATGATGTATTGGATTAAACAGTTAATGGCAGATGATTATGGTCAGATTTTAGTATGGTTGATTTTTATTTTGATTTTAATGGGGGTGGATGTGATCACCGGTTTAATTCAAGCGAAAATCAATCGAAATATCAATAGTAAAAAAATTGGTGATGGCATTTTGAAAAAAGTTCAGATTTTACTGGTGTTAATCGTCATTGTGCCGCTAACCATTGTCTTGCCTAATGTAGTGAGTACGACGGTTATCATTGGTATTTATTTGTTAGAAACATATAACGAATTAGTCTCTATCAATGAAAATCTCAAACATGCCGGGATAAACACCAACTTATTAGGACCAATCACGAAATTATTGAACAAGGATGATAAACATGAATAGCTTAAATTTAAGGCAAGTATGTGGTGGAGATACAATCAAACAGGCTGACTTCGGTTCGGAGTTGGCCTTTGAACTTTTGGATGAGCAATACGTTAAATTTAGGGAGCCTTTAGGAGAAGCAGCAAAAGTGATTCTAAAGAAAGATAATACAGCGATTTATCAAAAAAGCGTACCAATTACTCAAAATACAGTATTGTTTAAGTTTGATAAAATATTGCCAGTTGGTAGCTATGTTTTGGAAATCATTGTGGGAGATTATGTATTTCCATCTAACAATCGAGTAATTATAACTGTCGAACAAACTTATGGAGATTTCGAACCAGAGTATCTAGTTAAAGTGTCCTATGAAGAATTAAAGGCAGATGTAGATGATTTGAAATCAAAAGTAACAGCCTTAGAAGAACGTCCGATAGTCGACACAGCGTTGACTGAACGTGTAGAAGCGTTGGAACGTAAGGAAGATAAAGATACTGTTTATGATGACACAGCCATTAAGAAAGAATTAAGCGAGCTTAATCAAAGTATCGCCAAGAAAAAACTTTACTACGCTTATGCTTATGAAAAAGACGGTGCGAATGGATTTACCAAGTCTGATGTGTATGATTCATTTTATCGCGAAATATCTAATTATTTTGGTATATCGGAAAAAGACAGCGACAATGCTGATGATTATTTTTGGATGCCTACAAGGGTGGCTTCAGATGATGAGTTAAGCAGAACGATATTTGAAGTTAATAAATTGAAAGCATTGCATAGAAAAGCACCGACTGGATACACGCTAGACCGCACTACTATACCATGGACGGTTCGCTTTGATAATGGGTGTGAGTTGCAGTTTCCAAAAAACTCACCAACAAGTGAGCGTGATAAAGCAAATTTAATTTATGGGTATGGGTTTCCAGCGAATAATAATTCAGCTGCGGCTTTTTCAGCACCGATACCACCATTAATTATATCGGCTTCCAGAGGGACGTTTACAGTTGATAAATTTAAGGAAAGTGACGAAGCTCATTTTCATGTCACGTATGCAGATTATAGATTGTATTACCCAATAAGAAACTCTAACGATTTTAATTGGGAAAATGCTTACGGTGATAGAGTGAATCAAACCGTTAGCACAAATGGCAAATCCAACTTTGCCAAATTGATGTATGAATTAGGAATTTGGTCAGAAGCAGACGTACTTTATTTAGGCGCAACCAAAAAATAGGAGGAAAATCATATGAACAAAGAACAATTATTGAAAGAAATCGAAGCGCAAAATTTAAAGTTAGCTGAGTTAAACACGAAGCTATACGAGTTAGAAAACAAAGAGCAAGCTGATGTGGATAAAATTCGCAAAGGTAAATCTGAAGAAATTAAGAAACTTGAAAAAGCATTAGGTGTCAAAGGGTCGGCACCACAGCCAGATACAATTCGTGGATTGTTAGCATACAGTCCAGACGATTTAGAAGGCTTTACTGGCGTTGCGTTATTGCTTATTTTATCGGCTTTGGAACAATCTACGCAGGCAACGATTAACGCACTAAAATTAGTAGATTAGGAGAGTGATTACTATGCGATACGATACACCACAAGTAGGCTACGCACCTTATCGACAAGTACATGCACACAGTACAGGAAATCGAAATAGTACCGCGCAGAATGAAGCCGATTATATGGCTAGAAAAGACTTAAATAGTGGATTTTACACGCATGTAGTCGGTAATGGACGTATTATCCAAACAGCGCCAACTAACCGAGGCGCTTGGGATGTCGGTGGTGGATGGAACGCAGAAACCTACGCAGCGGTTGAACTTATTGAGTCGCACAAGACTAAAGATGAATTTATGGTTGACTATCCTATCTATGTCGACTTGTTACGTCGGTTAGCAACGGAAGGTGGTATTCCTACCACATTAGACAGTGGGGATTTAGCCGGCATCAAAACGCACGCTTATTGCACAGCTAATCAGCCAAATAACGGCAGTGACCACGTAGATCCATACCCCTATTTAGCTAAGTGGGGTATTAGCAAGCAGCAATTTAAAAAAGACATTGAGAGTGGTAGCGTGTCAGCTAAACCTACAGCGCCTACACAATCGAAACCTACATCAGGTGGTGGCTACAAGGTTGAACCTTACAATGTACGACAAGTAACCGATACAGCGTTAAATGTTCGTACTAGTCCGAATACGCAGTCTAGCATTGTTAGAACGCTACCACAAGGACATCAATTTAACGCGACTAGAATCGTTAGAAACGGAGAAAATATCAATGGATACACTACATGGTGCGAAGTTAATGGTGTTGGCTGGGTAAGTATGGCGTATACAACACCAGTCAAGGCAGCCCCTGCATCGCCTCAACGTGTGGCAGCAAGCGGTAGCTATCGTGTCAAGTACACAACCAACATTCGTAATGCACCAAGTACATCGGCTGCAATCGTTGGTAGCTATGCACCAGGCGAGTCGTTTAACTATGATAGCTATATCGACACTAACGGCTATCGTTGGTATAGCTATATCAGCTATAGTGGCCAACGCCGATACGTTGCAAAACTGGATTAAAAAATAAAAGCCCTAGTTTTTCGCTAGGGCTTTTTTGCGTTCTACAATTATTTTTTCTAATTCTTCTAAATCTTCCATTGTAGCTTTATTCCTGATGAAACCTCTTGAAGTGCTCCTTTGAGATAAATAGGTTCTCTTTTCTCTATTTTTTTCATCATATTTTTTTTGCGCTTTTCTTTGGCTATCACTAACTTTACTCATTTTCTTTTCCTCTTTTCTCCATCCACTACTATCATGCCAATAAGTAAAATTGAAAAGATAGCAGTAAGCCATGACGGTAACTTGTTGATAATTGCTAATATAAAGCAAAAAACGCTAAATATTAACATAAAGTAATAAAAATATTTTTTCTTCATAATGTTTATGCTATAATGAAATGAGAGAGGGGGGGCGTCCCCTCCCAATGGTTATTCGTTGTCATCGTTATCGTGAATTTTCTTTAGTAGGTAAACGCTACTTAGGAAAAGATAAACGATTTCGATGGCTTTTTTTATTTCATCTAGCACAACCTCACCTCCTATGA